ATTAGTGGCTCAAATATTGGTTCCCACTTGGCTCAAATATTCGTTGACATTCACAGATGCAGAACCATTATGCGTGATTAAAGTCAATTCATAGCTTTTTCTTGCCTCCAATTCTTCAAAAGGCTGCTTTTCACGATCCATAATCATAATTCCAACATCACCATCAAATCGAGCGCTTACATTATAAGCGGTCGCATTTCCGGAATTCCAAACTTTCAGTCTATGCTTACCTTTGCCCACAGTAATAAATCTTGCCTCAACGCATGCAAGTACCGAATCTTCCTTCTCCTTGGCTATCTTGTCCAGTTCATTCTGCTTAATCTTGAGTTCCAGTTCATTAACCTTGTTCTGGAGACGTTGTGCCTTTGAAGATTTAAACAGCGAAATGATGGCAACTAACAGAGATATACCTGCGATGATTAGCGCACCCCAATCTTTTATGAAGGGCACTACTTCCTTCAATATGCCAATCAAAACTTCCATTTTTTCATCGCTTTCTTTAATTCTTTTTCCAGTTCTTTGATTGCGTCTTGCGCAAGCTCATCTACAGCATTATCAATTATTGCGGCATTGTTATCGAGCAACTCTCGTTTCGTGTATTCCGAACCGCAATCAGAGCAACGTACTCGTACATCGTCACTTGCATGAAGAAGATCTTCAAATTCTTCATCTAACGACTCAAATTGATCATTACCGCAAAGAGGACACAATAGCGTGACTTTACGATCTAAATTTTTCATTAAAACACCTCATTTCAGCCTTTCGCACAGCGGCAGGATTTCATCCAATTTGGCAACGATGCGCCTCTGTTCAGCAAGGGGAGGGAGTGGTATCGGCATCTTGCTTAGAATCGTGTGGTTCAGGTTACTCATTGTGGTTCCGACAGACTCACCACCCAAATAGAATTTAACATAAGGAGATGAAAACAGCGAGACGACATAGTAAACATATAGACTCATGCTTGGTCCCATAAAAAATGATCCCGTTCCGCAAAGCCAGCCATCCTCTTTTTCTGTAACAACTGCGCAACGACCCATTTCCCCACGTCGTCCTAAAACAATCATTCCAGCATGGAGAATATATGAAGAAAGTCGTCTGCGAGTTGCTTCCGAAATCATCATTTTGTCGGATGGCACAATTTTTCCATTAACTATGTTGGCAGGGTTTACGAGTGGAATACCTTTCTCAATATAATCCGTCTTATGAAGCATACTGCCGAAAGGACCAGTTGACATTGTGCTCATTATTTCTGAGAATCTCACCCACCTCCAGTTCTCCGGAATGTCAAACGGAATCTCATCCTCTGCAATTTCCGGCAGGGGCTTTTCCTTCTTGATTTTGCCTTCCTTAATTAGCCTCTGTTTTTCAGCTTGCATTTGCTTATACAGCTCCGCACCTGTTCCTTCTTCCAATCTCTGCTCAACGAGCTTGCCTTGGATGGCATATTGAAGAATTGACTTCTTCATATCTTCCGGGAAACGCTTGTGCAAATCATCCATTTTCCCACAGGCACTTATCGTACCTTGAGTATCAAAGTTGACAGGTTCTCCATCCAAAGAAGCACTCAGTGCTAAAATTGTTCTGTCAATTTCTGCGTTGAGAGACGCTCTCTTTTCCTCATATTTCTGTATTAAATCTGCGGGTGCCAGAACTTCTTCTTCCTCGTGGGGATAACCGCAAAGGTCAATATTGCATCCCTGTTCATTCAGCAGATAATCAGCGGTAAACTTCTGTGACTTGAAATATTCTCCGTCGGGAATTACCTCTCTGTTGTTCCACCAAGCGATACAGTCATCGAAGTGCTTCAGCTCCATCGGCTTGGTCTTGGAGAAGTGCTTTCTGTCAGACGGAATATCCACTCTGTAAAACCATGTTTCTGTTGTCGGCTTTGTGTTGTCAAAGAACAGCAGATTGGTGGTGATGGAAGTGTAAGGACTGAACACAGAGCCGGGCAGTCTTACAACGGTGTGCAGATTAAATTCGCCAATGAGCTTTTTCTTGATGTTCACTTTCGCATTGTCCAGACCGAACAGGAAACCATCCGGCACGACAACGGCAGCTCTGCCGTTTTTCCTCAAACGGTAAAGGATCACCGACATAAACAGATCGGCGGTTTCCGAGCTTGCCAGATCGTCTGGGAAGAAGCCCTGAATGGACTTGTCCTCATGTCCGCCATAAGGAGGGTTCATCAGAATCACATCAAACTTATCATCATCCGTATAATCCAGCAGGTTATGCTTCAACGAGTTCATGTGATAGATATTTGGAACTTCAATGTCATGCAGCAGCATATTGGTTACGCACAGCAGATAGGGAAAAGGCTTTTTTTCAATTCCGTAAATGCTATCATCCAGCTGCTTCTGAGCGGCGGTGTCTGTTACCTGCTTGGAGAGCTGTCCAAGCCAAGAGGTGATAAATCCACCGGTGCCACAGGCGAAATCTGCCATCTTTTCGCCCAGCTGCGGCTTGATCATCAGAGCCATAAACTCGGTGACTGCTCTCGGCGTATAGAATTCACCGGAAGAACCAGCAGATTGCAACTCCCGCAAAATCTCCTCATAGACAAAACCGAAAGCATGGCTTTCCTTTACGTCATCAAATTCGATTTCGTCAATCACATCAATGACCTGACGGAGATAAACGCCGTCCTTCATATAGTTGTTGGCGTCTTCAAAGGTCGATTTCACGATTGCTTTCTTAATCGGAGTGTCAGGTGTAACCTTGATACCCTCATAGATAATCGTATCCCCTTCTTTTACATCATTGCCTTTCAGCACCGGGAACAAGGTGTTGTTGACGAAATTCAGCAGCTTATCTCCGGTCATAGCGTGACCGTTGCTGTCGGATTTCGCCCAATTTCTCCATCTGAGGTCTTCGGGAATGATGGACTCGTAGTTGTCCTCGTTTAGTTCCCAGTCATCTTCTTTGGCATCGTATACTTTCAAGAAAAGCATCCATACCATCTGCTCAATTCGCTGAGCATCGCCGTTGATACCTGCGTCCATACGCATAATATCACGGATTCTTTTTATAAAACCTGACTGCATCGCCATAATTAACTTACCTCTAATTCATAAATGTTCGCTTCAAGCTCCTTAATAGCAGCCTCATACTGCGCTTTGCCGCCGAACAGCTTTACAATCTTTGCAGGCTTGCCAAATTCAGCAAAATCCGCGAGAGAAAGAACCTTGATGTCCTCGACCTCGGTAATACCTTGGTTCATATACTTGTCCAAGAGAATGGAGAGGACTGCCTGCGCTTCAGCAGAATACTTGCTGAAAAAATCTTTCTTTTTCACGTTGCTTGCCCGCTCTTTTCTCGTCAGCGGCTTCCTGCCGTATGCCACATAGCAGATAAAATCAAAGTCATCAACATCAGACATTCCTTGTTCCGCTTTCAGAGCCTTCAAATCAATCCCCATCGCAATAAAGGATTGTTCAATCGTTTTCTTCTTATCCGATGCTTTCCACTTGTGTATAAAGTCAGAAAGGGACGCATATTCGCCTTTGATATTGGTTCTCGTGTAGTCGATAATATCTTCCTGACGAAGCAGCTTGCCGTTGGCATCATACACAGAAACAGTCTTATTGATAATCTTCACCCTGCACCCGTCTTTATCAACGATAGGCGTTTCAACGGGGTCAACGGTCGGTTCCTCTCCACTGCCGCCGGGTTCACCGCCTTTGGGTTTGTTTCCTCCGCTACCGTGTTGGAACCCTTCAACCTGTTCTACGGGACCATCCCAATCAGGGTCGGTAAAGAGCCTTGTCACGTTTCTAAAGTCCATAACGACAAAATGCGTCTTGCCGTCCTTTTCTCTGATACGGGTTCCACGACCGATGATCTGCTTAAAGGTGGTCATACTCTCAACTGTCTTATCCAAAACAATCAGCTTTGTCATCTTGCAGTCTGCTCCGGTGGAAAGCAGCTCGGATGTCGTAGCGATAACCGGATAAGGGCTGGACACGGAGATGAAATAGTCAAGTTTGGATTTTCCATAAACATCGGAACCGGTGATTCTAACACAGTAGTCCGGATTTTCCTTGACCATATCAGCGTTATGGTTGATAAGGGCGATTCTCATGCGCTCGGCATGATCTTCGGAAGCGCAGAACACAATAGTTTTCTGCATCCTGTCGGTGCTTTTCAGATACTCGGTAATCTCCCTTGCAACCTCGTCAATACGGTCTTGGAGAATGATACTGTAATCATAATCCCTATTGTTATAGATTCGGTCTTCGAGCACATTGCCGTATATATCGGTCTGCCCCTTGTGCGGCCTCCAGCCGTCACCGATGTTGGTCGTGATATTGATAACCTTGAAAGGAGCAAGAAATCCATCCTCGATACCCTGTTTCAAGCTATAAGTATAGACAGGCTTTCCAAAATAATCGATATTCGATACCTTTTCGCTCTCCTTTGGAGTAGCGGTCATACCGATTTGGGTTGCAGAAGAAAAATACTCCAGAACCTTCCGCCAGTTGCTGTCCTCCTTGGCGCTTCCACGATGACACTCGTCCACAATAATGAGGTCAAAGTATTCTGCAGGAATCTGCTTGAAGTGTTCTTCATCATTCTGCCCGACCATCTGATGATAGAGGGCAAAGTTTACTTCATGGGATGCGATCTCGCTCAAACACTCCTTGTCGGAAAAGTCCACTTTATAAATGGTCTTTTCAAGCGGCGCAAAATCCTGCAAAATACTCTGGTCGTGAATATGCTTTTTTTAGGCAAGGTTTTGAGGAAACTTGCAATCCCTTGATAATACTTGGTTGCGCACAATCAGCCCGAAATGAGCAATCCCCAAATTCGCAATTTTGACTCTCTTTCCGTCGCACGAAGTAGTCAAAACGGGGGTCAAAAAAAAAGCCCCTCCATGCAGGGCTGTGCATGGAAGGGAGAAAGGAACTGGAACATTTGACCAACATCATTATAAACGTTTATAATCGGCTTGTCAAGCATTTTTCTGCGAGATAATCTGCGCCCACTTCTTCGCGTCCTGCACGCGCTTCCGTTCCTCCGGCGTGTTGACGCTGATGGAATGCAGTGCCGTCTCCACCTGCTGGATGGTCGGCACTGTGTCCAAGTCCGCGCTGTGCGTCATGAGGACAACCGCATCCCGGCGCTTCTTGTCATCGACAGATTCCTGCACGCTCTGTGCATCTGTTTTCGGGGCTGACCGCGTGGCGAGGTACTCACGCACTGTAATCAGCGCCGCCAAGTCGCGGATGTTCTGAGGATTGTTGCCCTCTTCGATTGCCTTCTCAATCTGCACATCAATCCACGTTAGCGTAACCACGCAGCCAGCCCCTTTCCGTTATGCTTCTTTCAGTTCTTCAAGCGCTCGCCGAATCACGTCACGCTTTCCAGGCTCGATGGTGCGCATCAGCTCTTCCAGCTCGTCCATCAGGCGCTTGTCTGTGCCGTCGTGGCGGCTGTACCGCCCGCGCATATCGCGTCCGCGGCGGCTATATCGGTCATCGCGGTACATACCGTCATAACTGCCCCGCGCTTCCCAGTCGCCGCCGTTATTGCTGTACCCGTCCGATTCAAGCATCTCAATCTTGTCGATGTTTTTGATGGTGTCCGTCAGCTTGTGGACGGCTTCGAGGTCGCCAGCGGACATATCCTGCTTCTCCGCAATCTCTTGAAGTTCTTCGCAGAGTTTCTCCTTAAGTTCATGCAGATATTTCATTGCGTTTCTCCTTTCCTCACGCAACGCGCGTGACAATCAGGTTGGCATTCTGCACGTCAATATCCACGCCAGCGGTATTTTTGACGCTGATGGTCGTGCAGCCCCCCGCCGGAACGTCAACAAAGGTATCGACGCTGACGTTCTGGTACTGCGTCGCCGCAGCAGGGGTGACGATGGCGGTAGAAGCCGGAAGCGCCTCACCCGCGATTGCAAGCGCAACAGAGATAGCTCCGGCAGTGCCGCCCGTCGGAATGGCGATATTTCCGCCAAAATTGACGCGGAAACGTGCGCGGCACTGTCCGTTGGTGATGCCTCGCAGCGTCACGATGCCAGAGCCTTCACGATGGACGATGCACCGCGTGGCGCAAACGGGCGTGGCGGTAAAAAGGACATTGTTGCCATTGGCGACGGTTTGAGCCGCCGCCGCAGTATATTCAGCCATGATTTTTCTCCTTTCAGCGGCAGGGCGCGAATCAATCAACGCCCCGCCGCTTTTTCAGTTGCCGTTATCGGCTCATCCTGCACAGGCAGGAAGCTGTTTGGAGCTTAACCAGCGCAATACTGCGCCTGATTGCAGCAGAACGGGTTGGCTACCGTGTACGCCGGAACAGGGCAAGGACGAATCGTATTCACGAGGTACTGGTTTTGTGCCGCCTGAGACGCGGCAAGCTGCAAGCCGAAAATCTGCTGATTCTGCGCAGCAATCTTCTCGTCCTTCGCCTCGATGCGCTGTGCGGTCAGTGCGTCAATCACCGCTCGAGCGTTAGCGTTGGCGTTGTCCAAAATGTCGCGAACGCCGCTCTGGATGGTGTTGCGAGTGTCGCAAGCCTGAGTGGCAAGGTTGTAGTTCACGCCCTGGATTGCCGTCTGCGTCTTGCAGCAGCAATCCGCCGCCTGTGCCTGCATCGCGTTAAGCTGCTGCATGAGCGCGGTTTGCTGATTGGCGCGCGAGAGTTCCGCCTGAGCAAAGCCGTTAGCCATCTGCATCTGTACGCCATTGGTAAGTTGCGCCTGTGCATAGAATCCATCACACAAGCCGCTGTTCACGTTGTCGATTTTCCGCTCGATATTGGCGAAGTCGGAGGTGAGGACGTAACCGTCCATGACAGAACCCTGTCCACCGTTGCGATTGCCAAAGCCGCCCCATCCGTTATTGCCCCAGCCGCAGAAAACGAAGAGGAAAAGGATGATAATCCAGTATGCGCCATTGCCACCGAAGAAGCCGTCGCCGTTCTGGTTGCTGTTTCTGCCGGAAAGCAGAGCCACGTCAGAAGCGGAGAGTTCCGAAGTCATGCTCATTGTTTTTCTCCTTTCGGAATTTGAAGTGTATGCTAAATTGTTGCGCAACAATGATAGCCAAAGTTAAGAACCGAGGAACGATTGAAACATTTGCGCCGCCTGTTGCAGCTGGTTAAGCTGGTTTTGCGAGATTTTGCCGGATGCAATCAGCTTGCGAACCTCCTGTTCCGGGTCGCCTTGAAACGTCGCTCGGAACTGCTGAAACTGCTGCATCATCTGCTGGAAATTTCCCAGCGCTCCGGGCATCTGCCCGCCACCAAGTGCATTAAACAGCGGGTTCATCCTGCGTTCCCCCCTTCTTCTTGCGCCCTTCCAGCGCTTCAAGGCGCTTTGTAAGCGTGTTGAGTTCGTCCCGCGTCACATACTCCGGCGCGTCCTGCGTGCTGCTGGATGGCTTTACGGATGCGTTGCGCTCCGTGTAGTCAAACGTGCGCATAGACGGCATTCCCGCCGCGTCCGCTGACTTGATGTAAAACGTCTGCTTCTCGCTATCCATCAAGAGAACGCTCGAACCATTTGCGACAAGGTAGCTCTTCGCTCCGGCTTCACCCTGCACCCAAATCAGTCCGTTGCTTGATGGCTGCGCTGGCTGCTGCATCATCGGCTGCTGTGCTGCTCGAAGCTGCGCAAGTTGGTCGGGCATTGCCGTCTGCTGCGCGTTATAGTACGGAATCTGTGGATAATATTGTGGATAACCATACGCCATACATCAATCCTCCCCCTTCCAGTAGTACGCTGGTATTTCCGCGCCGCTGTCCCATGCGTCGTACCAATCGCCGTCTACGGCACACACAACGTGGTCGCCGATGCCGAGGACGTACACCCCGCGCGGATGCTCACGGCAGAAGTCCGCGACAGTATAGCAGATTGGACAAGTATCCGGCAGGGCGTGGCGCGAGAATCCGCGCTCATGCAAGTATCGTCCCCAGACGTGGTTGGCGTTAGGCATATCTCCGCAGTCATAGCCCAGCGCACAGAGCGCCGCATAGGTGCTGCCCCACGTCTCCCCTGCTGCTTTTGATGCTGCACGGACGGCGCAATCCCCGACGCGCAAGCCGCGCGGATTAGGGTTGTAGTGGATATACACCGCACCACCTCCTACTGATTGTAGTATAGCCGATTCGGGCGGTTGGGAAATGCAGACAAAACGCTGGAAAGTTGCAAAAAACTTGCGGAAAATCTTGAAAAAAGCATTGACAAGTTGCACAACTTGTGCTATAATACATAGTGTCAAGGGGCGGTGCAAAAAAAAATAAAGCCCCCCGACAGAAAGAGGTAACGTATGGACAAGACGATTCTGAATCAGCGGGTGCGCGTGACTGAGTACCACTACGAGGACTACGATGGGAATTGGGAAGAGGGAGGGCACATCCTTCTCGACACGGCGACGGGAAGCGTGTGCGTCGAAACGAACGGCGACCCCTTATTCTTCGATAGCTGGGACGAAATGCTGGAGCCAGGAAGTGGAATGGAGGAGGCTATTCTGGGGCAAGAAATGTGGCTTGAACAGTACCTCACCGACGACCGCAATGTTCCAGCGGAACTGCTGGATGACACGGAGTGGTTGGAGGCAGATGAGGACGCAGAGCAGTACTGCCTGCGTGAAGAGTTGGAACGTGACTTCGGCTTCGGTGCAACCCGCTGGCTTGCAGAGCTTTGATGCTCCGCTGGGCACACGCCCGGCAGAAAGAAGGTATATATGGAAACTATTACTGTCGGTCTCATCAAGGGGCGTCACGATATGCCCTGTGCGGAGTACATCTTCGAGGGGGATGTCAATCCTCTCGACTTCGAGGCGATGAGGGAAACAATCCGCACGTTCCTTCTGGAACGCGTCGGAATCGGCACGTCCTGCGATGGACCAGCGCCAAACGTCGCCAACCGCCATAGCGACATTCAGGTGTTCCTCCGGCTTCAGGCGTTCGTTGGACTGCGGAAACTGGTGGTGTATGTCACCGGGCTAACCGCCTGCACGGCGGCGCTTGTGGCGGAGTGCGCGCGCACCGGGGTGGATTTAACCCTGATGCACTTTGACCGTGACAGCGGGCAGTACGTCCAGCAGCACGTCTGGGGATAATACTCGGACGTTTCTAAATCAAGAAGGGCAACCCAGGCGGAGAGGAAGAAAAAATGCTAAAAAAAGATGGAAATCGGATTGTTAAGAACGTCATTGTGACGCACGAGCAGAATGAGCAAATTAAGGCGATTGGGCAGCGAATTGGGCTAAGTGATTCGGCGGTTGTCCGCCTTGCCCTATCGCAGTGGCTTGCGGAAAGAACGCAAAAAACTTGCGAAAAATCTTGAAAAGGTGTTGACAAGTTGCGCAACCTGTGATATAATACATAGTGTCAAGGGGCGGTGCAAAATAAAAGCTTCGGACAGAAAGAGGTAAGCATTATGAAAAAGGTTATTGTTAACGAGAACACCGAAATCTACGAGTTCTGTGGCTCTGAAGAAGGTCGCACCTACACGCTGTATGTCGGGGTTGAACCCGTCTACGGCGAGTGGATTCTCACGACGGAAGGGAATCCTGTTGCGCTGAATGACCTTGAAGAGGAGGGTAGCAAAGGGTCAGAAGAAACAATCGCTAAAATCGAAGCGATTATCGGCGACCCCAGAACCCCTTGGAAAGAATGCGAAGGGAGCGACATCGAGTATATCGATGATACGCTGGAAATGTGGGGGCTTAAAGAATGAGGCGTTGCGAAAACTGCGGAAAACCATTGTCCGGGCAGCAGGAGTACTTCTGCTGCCCGCAATGCGCTATTGAGATGAAAAAGAAGGAATCAAAAGAAGCAAATGCCTTATTAGGGAAAGGGCATTTTAATATCCACAAAACAATAAAGGAGAAGGTCTGCGAGGATTGCGGCGCAAAATACATGGGTTATCCGCGCTCAAAGCGTTGTCCGACTTGCAACGTGGCGGCGAAGAAAAAAAGAAAAAAAGAGTATGAAGAACGAAAGAAAAATGGGAAAAGTCGTGTAATCGGCGGAACTGCCTACTGCGAGATTTGCGGGAAACCGTATATTATAAACGGCGGGCTGCAGGTAATGTGTGCAGATTGTGCCGCAGAGCAAACGCGCAAGCGGGCGCTTGATTACTATAAAAGGAATGCAGAGGAGGCAAAACAGAGGCAGAAAGAATCGTATAATGAGACGCAAAAGAAGATGGCGGAAATACGCATTCGTTTATGCCCAACTTGCGGGAAGATATTTACGCCCAATAAAGCGCACAGAGTATATTGTTCCGATGCTTGCGCGGATGCAAAGGCACTTAAAGCCTCTAATCTGCCAGCAAAGAAGCAACACGGTTCGCTTGAAAAGCCGAGAAAGTATCGAAAAGAGAAAACAGAAGCAAGCAAGGCGCGAATTGCAGCAGGATTTACCGTTGCACGGCTATCGGAAATCGTGCATTTATCCGAAAGAACAATACGAAATTACGAAAATGGGAAGAAGGTTTCTGACGAAAGTCGTGCGGCAATAGACGAGGTATTAAAAATAAACAAAAAATAGCATCCTGCAATAAAGTTAATACAAGGAGGACACCATGCCGGAAAAGCAAAAGGAACAGCTTATTTCGCAATCGGCAGTTCTGTCCATGGGCTTCACAAAGTCCATGATAGGCAAGCTGCTGCCGCCGCCCGTCATAAAGCGGAATCCACATTATGCGTCCTCCGCGCCCATGAAGCTGTGGCGCGAGGATGATGTGCGTTCCGTCATGGGGGCGCAGGAGTTCCAGACGATGGCGGCAAAAGCAGCCGCACGGAAAGCAGCGTCCGCAAAAGCCGTCGAAACGAAACGCAAGAATGCCGAAGCCATTGCCGATGACCTCATTGCTTCCATCCACGTTACGCGCTGGGATATGCCCGTTCTGGAAGAGGCGACGCTGAACGCAAAGCAAGAATGGTTTCTCGAACACGGCAATGTGGATATGGCGACCCCAAACACCGAGACGCTGGAACGCTGGATGGTTAATTTCGTCCGTCATAACCTTTGCGAGTACGACGACAAATTGGTTGACCTTTTCGGGCTTGTCGGCAAGGAAGAGCTGTACCATCGCCTAAAAAGCGAAACCCTTGCGAAAATCGCAGGGGTGTATCCAGAACTTGACGTTGAGTGCAAGCGTCAGGCGCAAGAATAGTGCACAACAAAAAAAAGACCGGGACATTACGTCCCGGCTTTCTTTATATTCCTTTTGGGTAAAATCTCGGAGTATTTCTGCGCTTCGTCGTACTTGGTTTTCAGCGTGTGTATAATATAGTCAATCTTGCGAATGCTCATATTGTACTGCATTGATTGCTTTGTTCGTGTCCAGCCTTTTGCCCGCGACCTGATAATCAGCTCTTCTTCATCGGACAAACAGGCTTCATCCACAAAAGCATCTACAACCGCTTTTGTCCATACGACTTCGCGGCTCATGCGTTACTCCTTCGGTTTATCCTTGCCATCCGCGACCGCAGCTGCGTCCGTCATGCCCTCGCCGATGATGTAGGCGATGACCGTAGCACCCGCCATGATGATGCTGCCGACCTGCGTTGCGGTTTCATCCGCCACGCCGAACGCCATAGTCAACATGGTCACAAAGGATACAACTGCCGCCCAGAACTTGCGGCTCGTCAGTTTGCGCTTCAAATTTTCGCTCATTTTGCATTTCCTCCCTTTAGGGCGTTTCCCCTCAACCAATTATCAATTTCCCTGCTTGCCGCCGTCATTTCGTCGGCGTTGCCGTTGTGTAACTCATGCTCCAAAAGTGCCTGTACTCCGGCGCACGTTACCATCAGTCCGTCACGCAGGCCGCCGATGAGCTCTTCGTGCCCATCAAGGCGGCGCTTGTCTGTGTCCAGCTTGCGATTGATGTCTGATACGCTGGATGCCAGCGCGTTTGTTGGCTGCTCCTGTCTCTTGCGTTCATCACGCGCATTTTTTCGCGCGGTATAAAATGTATTGTATGCTCCCAGCAGAACGAGAATCACGCCCAGCGCCAGAATCAGTTTATCAGCGGTGAGGTTTTCCATGTTAGCCGACACCACCTTCCAGCGCTGTGACGCGGGCTTCCAACTTTTCGACGCGTTCCACAAGCTCGTCAAGCGTGGGTGTTTCCGTTTTGGAAATACCCACATCGACAAACTCCGCCATCATGTAGCCCTGATTCGTCTCCGTCTCGACGTGAAGCCATCCGCCACTATTCCCGATGACGTTGACAGAAGTGCCGATTTTAACTTTTTCCAGTACCTTTGCGGATTTGCTCGGCTCTGCGCGAAGATTGACCGTGCTGCCGCTCTGCGCTGTCACACGTCCGACGCAAATAACATCGTTGCTATCATCCACCATTGGTGTATCCTCCTTGTATTCGACCTTTTTGAGGTATCCTGCACACGTCCACGATTTGACGGGTGAAGCGACGAAGCCTGTTGCGCTGCTCTGCGCATTGAGAACCTTGCCGTCCTCACCCATCAGCCCGATGTGGTAAAAATCCCTCAAATCGCCGTTGTAGTATTTTCCGCCCTGCTTGTAGCCAGACGGCAAGGCATACCGCGAATTACCCGGATTCCGGCACTTAAAAACAGCCATTCCTGGCTTTGCGGCAGAAATCGGGACAAGCTCAACAATTTCCGTCCGCGCAATTCGGTTGCTGCCGTGGTAGATGTGCTGTCCGTGCTGACGGTATGACCACACAAACGCGCCGGAGCAGTCAACGTTCCCCGCCTCCGCTGCACCAGCCGTATACTTCCAGTGCTCGTCAAGCATCCGCTGGAAGTCGCCCAGAATGGCGGATACTGCGATTTTGGGCATGATGACACCTCCTCAAACTTGGTACTAACTTGGTACTAACTTGGTACTAACTTGGTACTAACTTGCAACTTGCGTGCAACTTAAAAAATGCCGAAAAATCGGCATTTGCGAAACGCTGAGCAGCAAGATTGCAACTTAATTGCAACTTAGATTGTGTTTTCTCCACCATTTTCCGCCGCGTCCAGCGAATCATAGTACGCCTGCGCCAGCTTCTCGACTTCCGCGATGTCGTCCTCCGTCAGCAGCCCGTTGTCGAGGTGCGTGTACGCCTTATCGAGCCAAAATGCCACATCGCGCCCCGCGGAAATCTCGCGCTTGATTGCGCGCAGCGTCAAATCGTGCCGAGCTTTGCTGTTAATTGCCATAAAGATACCTCCTTAATTTTGCGTCATGGATGCAATCGCATCCTCAAGATTTTTGATTACAATGGTCACGTCGCGCTGATACGTTGCCGTCGCGCCAGCGCCGCCGCTCACGCTGATAACGGTCGTCGGGGCATAGGTGGTCAGCGCCTTGTACGCGCTGATTTCAGCGGCGGAAAGAGCGGTTTCGACGGGTGTTGCAAGCGACGTCCAAACATACACCTCTTTCGCGTCGAGGAATGCTTTGAATTCATCAAGTGTTGATGTCCCTTTTTGCGCATAGGCAAAGCCGATGAGGTTGTTTTGGTTTGCGATAGCGCCGCCGACAACTTCCGAACCTACGGTGGTGGAAAAGTGCGTACAAAGAATATTTGTCGCAGAAGTGCCAGCGAACCAAGCAAAGTATCTATCAACCTTTTGTCCGGACGTCTGCCAGTTGAGCGAAGACGTCACCTTGATTTTGGTGATGCGCTGCACGCGCACCCCGCGCGCCAAGTCCACCTCATCGCAGACCCACTGCTGCCCGTTTTCATCCGTGTAGTTTCCGCCGGATGTGACCGGGATGCCCGGAAGCGCGTTCGGCGTTTGCAGCGTCAGCGTCTGCGAATCATTCGCGCCGTCCGACACCGTGACCACAACCGTTCCGCCGTCACCCGCGCTGACAATCGGCACGGGCGCAGTCGGGAGCGGCGTGCCGTCCTGCGTGCTTTTGCCGCAGATGCGCAGTCCGACAAAAGGCGCGGCGAAAGAATCCGTCGCAGTAATCGACGAGCCGGACACACTGCCAGATAAAACATTCGCGCGCGCGGAAAGCGTGTTGGCGGTATTCGTAACCGCGCGGATAGCATCGCCCGCAGCCTTTGCGTCCGCAGCGCGGTTCTCAAGCGTCAGCGTCTTGTCTGTCACCAGCGCCGTTGGAATCCCGCCATTCGGACCAACGCCATAAAGCGCCTGAATCACACCAATCGTGCTTGCGTCAACCATTCGTGCCACCTCCCAGCTTCACCCACGCACCCTGCGCGTTCTTCTGCCACATCGCCCCGAATCCGGCGGTGTACGCCAGACTGCCGATGCTTCCGGACTTCCCCGGCTCTGTGCCATTGGAGATGTCGGCGGCGTTATCCAACATCCACTCAACATAGTCCGTGTGGATAGTCTCGCCGTTATTCCTGCGGATTAGATTCCACGCCATTTTGTGCCGCCTCCTTAATTGTGATGATGATACTATCCGATTCCAGCCCGACGTTGCTGCTCGCGTCAACCGCCTGAAATGCAACAATCCGCGTTCCGCTCCCGGTAGATTGAAACTGCTTTGTAAACGTTATCGTTTCCTGCTGAACGTCATAAATTCGTTCGTTTACTGTGCCGTCCACAAGGAAACGGATTGATGCCGCGTTCTTCTGCGTCACCGTGAACGTCACGCTTTCTCCGACGGCGATTGTCGTTTTGTCCGCCTCAACGCTGATGATTTGCGGGCGCTGTGCCTCAAGCGCTGATACATCGTCCTTCCACGCTGCGTATAGCTTGTTATAATTTTGCGCGGCGGTGTTGGAGCGATATGCCGCCATTTGCAGCAGTTCCAGCAGCAACAATTTTTCCTCGTCCGTGATATACTTCCCAAGAAACTGCTGCGCTGCGGATGTTGCACTTTCTGCCGCTGCATTCGCGCTTGCAGCTGCGTTTTTGCAGTCTTCCACCTTTGCAAGCACCGTTGTGATGTCCGGTATGACGTTCTCCGGGTCGTACACCGTCCCGGTTGCCCCCGCCGCAACACGTCCATCAAGCCACAAGATAGCCGTCGTGTCCTCGCCGACCGTCGCCGTGACCATCAGGCGGAAACGCCCAACAACAGCGTAACAAGCAGCGGAAAGCGTCACGGATGCCACGCCGTCGTTGACCGCGCCTTGCAAAAGAATCGTCGGGTTATCGTCCGTGCTTGCGACGCTATCCAGCCTGATAAAGCTGCCGACAATCGTTGCGCCCGAATCCATGCTGTACGGCGCGCCGTCCTTCTCAAACGCGATTTTCAGTGTGTGGGCGTTTGCTTCGCCTTGCACGAGCGCCGCTTTGAGCGGTGTCATCCGCAACCCGGCAGACAAGTTGCAAGTATAATTTAACTCATTCATGCGTCCTCCTTATTCCGTTCCTGCTGAAATAAGCCCACTCTTGCCGCCCAGCGCCTCGATGATGCCGCTGACGCTCTTGCCCTCCGTTGACATGGTGACTTGCACCTTTTGCGGCTCAAGCAGCACATTGTCCGCGTTGAGTGTGAGAATGCGCTCATCATAGCAGCGCCCGAATTTAGGCATTGCAACCCGGCAGATGCTCCCCAGCCGGAAATGGTCGTATGGTAATCCTGTTATGGCGGAAAGCTCCACAAGGGAAACGTCAATGGAAATTGGCGGGGTTTTCTTTTTCGCCAGTTCCTTCTTTGCGTTCTCCAGCAGCGTCTCCTTGTCCGTGATGCTGTTATCGGAGTATTTGCCGCACACGATGCCCCACTCGTCGATGGTGTCCGCGTCGATGTAGTCCTTGCCATCGTTTACCGTGCCGACGGTGATGCCGTTTTTGCCGTATGCGTACATACGGGTCACAAGGTCATCGCGGTCGGTGCTTACCGTTGCGCTGGTTAGCGCGCCGTTAAAACGCGCTTCGCACGAGACTGTATTTGGCATATTAACGAGGTTGAGCGTCCACGGATGGGTGGAAAAGTCGTACTGCCACATCATTTCTGCGGGCGACAAGTCCTTGACGTTGTTGATTGCTGTCCAGATGTTCGTTCCCGCGTCAAAATCGTATGTGAGATGTTGCGATAATTCGCACGTTCCAATCTGCCAGCGCGTTTCCGGCTGGTAGGTGAGAAGCTGCGCCAGAACATCAACCGCATCAACGGATGCACTGCCGATTTTGAGCTGCTCCGGCAGAAGCCCGTCCATCAGCGTAGAAATGGCGTGGTCGAGGTTGACTTCCTGCGTCGCATAATTTCTGTAAGTCTGCGTGTCCGAGCGCAAGCGGAAGATGCCGACGCTGCCGCCGATGTGGTACAGCTCCACAAACTGCGTTACGTCCATCCATGTACCGTCAACGAGCGTCATACTCGCGGTAGAAATGTCGTCGATTGTTAGCGATAGAGACAGCGAAGAGGGACGCAAGCGCTTGATTTCTCGCAGATTTTTGTCCAGCAGACGCGGCAAACGGACGTTGTTTGTGTATGCTTTGCTTGCGTCCGGGTCGGGGATGATGCCGGAAACATAGTCGATTGTTAGGTAGATGTCGCGGACGTCTACGTTAAAAGTCCGTTCAACCGTATCCGTGTAAACTTTTTTCCACATTTGAAAGGATAGTGTTACAATAAGGGATACGGTGCTTGCTCCGTCAGGAAGTGTTACTGTTGCGAATCCTGCCTCGTCAACGTGTACGTCGTTTACGTCCTGCTTTTGTTGGTTTCCCCAAAGGTCACGCCGGAAATCCGCGTGTACTCGTGCGGAGGTGATTACTGCGTCGGCTGGAAGAACAACCGGAAAAGTGACCTTTGTTCTCCCGATTGTTGGATAGCCGACCTCCATCTGCCAACCAGTGGGATTTTCCACATCAGGGTTTACCTCAAGACGGCATTTTATTTTGGACGTTAGGGTTACTTCCTGCGGTGTGCCATATGCTTTGTAGTTAATATTTCCGCCCCCTCACCGTGACCGTCAGCGACAAAAGCCCGTCGCCGCTGAACGACACCTTGTTGATTCCGGGCTTTAGCGTGATTTCGTCGGCAGATTGTCCGTTTCGGTTGCCCATCGCGGATGTCCCCGCTGCCGTGATTTGCTGGATGCCGTTGTCGTCGTGTTCTATGCGGATTTCCTCGCCCGTTTTCACGCTGATGTTCGTCAGCACGATTTTTTCGCTGCCGCAACTGATTGCAACGTTTGTCAGCGTGTCGATTGCCACAAAAACGGCTTCCAGTGGGCAGGGCATTTCCCCGCGGTTGTAAACCGTCAGGATGCCACTTTTGCTTGCTTCAACTGTTTCCATTTTGGAAACAGTTGCTTCTTCCCACCACGGACGCTGATATGCCGTCAGCTTGATTCCCAGCGTGTCCGTCCACTTAAGCGCGGAAACACTCGCCGCCTCGATGCTGTCGATGTATAATCGCTGTTCCGGGCGGTATGACGTGCGCAGGTACTGTCCACCGCTGCCCCAGCGCATGATTTTACCGAGGACAAGCTGCCTGTGGATGGTGTTTGCTTCGTGAATCTCAACGGCAATTGTTACCGTGATGGACTGCCGAAGCTGCCCGGTGAGGTACATTCCCCCGCTCGGGCGTGCTTCGGTTGTCACGGCTTCCTTCGGCGCGTCCTCCGAAATGTCGATGATGATAATGGACGGGTCGAGGTCTTCCAGCGCTTCCTTCCCCATCCATGCGCGGTATCGTGTTACCATTTAGCGCGCCACCTCCATCAGATTTCCACGGATGCCCCTGCCGATTGTTTTGTTGACGATAGGCGCAACCGCCGTTGCAACGGTTTTGCCGTCCACGCTGAATGTATTATTGATGGTTGTTGGCGGAAGCCCGGAAACCGCGTTCGCAATTTCGTCCGGATTTGTAACTTGCACAAAAAGAACGCCGTCGCCATTGCTGAAGATGTTTGGTGCGCTGTTGTTTTTCAGGCTTTCCTTGTAGTTCTCCATCATTTCTCCAAGCGCATTGAAAATAGACTGCGTTACAAAATCTTCCTGTATCGTTCTACTTTCGATTTCTTTTGCTGCGTCAATGGCGCTTTCGATGGCGGAGAAAAAATTGCCGCCCGTTGTTTTTTCTTGCTGTTCGCTCGAAGGTGCGCCGATGTATGTATTCGGCACAAATTTAGGGTGCGCTGCGTTGGCAATAATCGTGTCCATCATATATAGTGGCGGCATATCTTTTGTTGCTCGATTATTCCACTGCTCCGCTTCTTCGGCTTCCCGTTGACGCTGGTTTTCCTCCATGCGCTGTTCCAAAATGTCAACGATGTCGTTCATTTCCTGCGTCTTCATTTCGACGAGCCGATTCCACCGCTGCGCGCGGGCTTTGATGTCGTCGGGCATTAGCCCATCTTCAATCATGTCCGCATAGCCGCTTCGCGCTCGTGCCTTTATCGCATGTAGCGCTTTTGCTTCGTCTTTATTAAAGGCGTTTTTATCTTTTGCAACGTCGGCGAACAGGTCAGCATAGCCAGCACGCGCCCCACCATAGTCATGAACCCACGGTTTATCTTTTATTTTATAATCAATCTGCTTGAACCCCAACTGTTCGAGAAGCGCGTTGATGCCGGGAATTTCTGCTTCCAGCGTCTTGCGCATTTTGTCAATGCCAGCTAATAACGAGTTGTTATTTTCCGCCATGTATGCCGCGATTTCGTCCTTTTGCTCAAACGCTTCGAGCGACTTTTGCACGGTTTCCAGCATCGCCTGATACGTCTCATCGTCCGCCAGCGTATACCGCGTTTTGGTTTCCGCCATCGCGTTTTCTTCGTCGCGGGCGCGCTGATAGTCTGCATTCAGTTGCTTGATTTCTTCCGGCGTTAGATTCAGCAGACGCGAAAGGTACGCATCGTTATCACGAGAGTATGTAGTAAGCCCTGACAAGATGCCAACGTCAACGCCAGACGCTTCGGCTTGCTGCAAAGCATCATTGTAGGCGTGTAGCGCATCTGCATTCGTGCCGTACCAACTAAGCACATTTTCCTTGCTGTAATCGGTATCGAGGAGCTTCTTCATTTCCTCCTGCGTGTGCGTTACCATGTAGCCCATGCCAGACGCAACGCCCTTGTAGGCTTCCTGCGCCTTTTTCAGCGTGTCCGCGCGGTACGTTTCTACGTCTTTCAGCGCGGTCTTTAGGTCTTCGAGGGCTTTCTTCTCTGCGTCAACGGCGTCGTTGAAGTCGGAATTTAGTTTTGCCTTGCGCCCTTCTGGGCTATTTACATATTCCTCCCGGCTTTTCTTTACATCGTCCAGTGCGACTGCTGCTGCTTCGGCTTGCGGAACAAGCTCTGCAAGTTCTTCCTTTTCGCTTTCAAGCTCCGCTTTTTCTTGTGCAAGCGGGTCTTTCGCGGCTGTCTGTGCGTTGCGGAAAAGGTCGAAATAGTAAACCTGCTCAGCGTTAAGTCCTGATGCAAGTCCTAACACATTGCTATACGGATTTTCCTTGCCAACAGCATAGCCATAACTTCTCACATCGCTTGCTGGCATATTACGAGCCGTTTGGTAGTCAGGCTCGTAGCCATATCGTTGTGCGTATGTGCGCCATGCGTCTTCTACGCGCTTGTCGTATAGTTTTTGTAGTTCGTCACTGCTTTGAATGAGCAATTCCCTTTTGGCAATATCCGCTTCTTTCTCCGCGATTTGCGTCTGCAAATCATCATACCTTTTCTGCGCATCGGATACCGCTTGGTCGTAGCTATTGTATTTCGTTACGCCATGCAATGTATCAACGTAATTCTGGATGGCTTCATCGTTGCCGATTATCGCGTCCGTTGTAAGGTCGACGTACTGTGACAACCCCGGCATAACGTCTTTCAAGGCTTCCAGCGCGGCGCGCCATTCTTCCGTGGATTTTACCGCGTCGCCGCTCTCATCCTCTATACTCCGCATGGAATCAACGATTGTGAGCGAACGCTGGTATGCCACTTCTGCATCAAACAGCGATTCGTCGCGTTCGGAATAGATTTTCTCGACTGCCGTTTGCTGGTACGATTTATCCGACAGCACGTTGTTGAGCAGCGAAATCGCGGGCGTTACAACGCCCAGCAGACCCTTGCCGAACTCCGTCTTGATGCGGTCGAGGTTCGTTTGCAGCTTGCGCATCTCGTTTGAGAAGCTGTCCCCGGTTCGCGCAAAGTCGCCCTGAGCGTCCTTCGTGGCTTCCAGAAGATACTGATAGCGCAACGTCGCTTGTTCCGCCTGCGACATCTTATCAAACGCCTTGTTCATGCCCTTTTCGAGGGCAAAGGCGTTTAGGTTCGCAACGGACATATTGATGCCCAAAGATTTTACATTTATACCCTCGGTTTCCCGATATTTTGTAGGGGATTAGACTATCTCTTCGCCCTTTCGGGGGGCGGCTGGCACTTCGCGTCGTGCTAATCCCGACGCTACAATTAGTCGTTACACCTTCCAACAAAAAAGACGCATTTCTGCGTCATGATTGTTGGCTTGGCACGGTATTGTCTTGCTTGCTGTAAATCCATGAGAACCCATATCGTTTTTTCCCAGTCTGTGCAGCAATTCGTATGTTAGCTTTTCCGTCCGGATGCCCGATATACTTAGCTGCTTCATATGCTGAAACAAACGATTTGTCCAATTCAGGGCAATAAACAGGCAGTTGCTTTCTGTTTTTTTGACGAAGGTTTGATGTGTCAGGCGTTCCATCTTCCTTTATGTAGCAAAAACGGTGTCCGCCTGCGTGAAGGTATCTGCCTTTGAGTACCCCACATATTGATTGTACCAATATGCCTGTACTGCGGCTTGCTGCACTAATTGACGGGTACGTTATCCCTGTGGTCACATCGACGATTGACTTGCTTGTAGCCGGTTGATTCATGTATTTGCCTTTCAGCGCGCTGCTGATTTTCGTATACATGGCTTCTTTGTTCCGGTACTCGCCTAATGTGTGCTGATTTGTCAGCTTTACATTGTAACCGTTGTGAACGAATGTATCAAGCTCTTGAATCCAATAGTTTTCGCGTTCCGTCAGTTTAGCTTTTAAGTCCTTCTTGTCTGCTCCTTCGACATACTCAATTACTGCGTATGTTGCCCTGATAGTTTCCCATCCATACTTGCGAATCGCATTCCCAAACGGCGTATTGCATTTCTTTGTATACGCCTCAAATTTATGCTTGTTGATTCGCTTTCTTTCGAGAATCATTGTTTGCCCTACATAGATTTTTCCGCTTGGGGAATTATAGCGATAGATAACACCTTTCAAATTTTTCACCTCAAAGGTATTATATCACAAATCCACAAACTTTTCAACAAGTTTAGAGTTTTACCGTTAGCGCATTTTCATGCACACCGCTTTTGCTTGCGTTCACCAGCAGTTTCAAAACGGATTCCTCCGTTAAGCCGCTAAAATCAACGGTTCTGTTTCCCCGGAGATACCGGAGCGTATTTTCTCAAAAGCCGTATCGTGGTCGAGGTTGTAGAACGACGCCATATCCGCCGCCAGCCCCGCCATGTCCATAGACATTTGCAACACTTGGTCATCGGCAATGCCCATAGATTTCAACATCGCGCCCAGCGTGGATGAATACTGTTTTGCCTTGGTTTCCGTGATGCCGTAGGCGTTCAGCGCCTCCTGCGCCCACTTGTTGATGGTGGACGCGGAATCTTCAAACGTCACATCAACAACGTTCTGTGTCTCCACAAGGTCGGACGCAAGCCCGATTGATTCGTCGATTGAACCCGTGACGCCGTCGATAATGCTATTGATGCCGTTTACTGCCATGTTGGCAATGAACTGTCCGCTTGCAATATCGCCAATCACATCGAGGCGGCTCAAAAATCCGCTAAGGACACCGCCGCCCGAATCGCCAGAACCGCCGCCGTCTGCGGCTTCCTGCAAGGACTGGATTTGTTGCTGCAAACGCTTGATTTCTTCCGTCGCTTGCGTAGATTGCTGCTGCGCTTGCTGCAATTCCGACTGAAAACGTCCGCCGTCAAACGTCGGATGCACAGCAAAGCTGTTTAGTTCTTGCTGGAACTGCTCCATTTCCTGCCGGATTTTATTAAGCTCTTGCGTGTATCCGCTTGTATCAATCTTAAAACTTGCGTACAACTCAAATGCTTCCGCCATCTTCTGCACCTCCCCTCGCCATTAGTCCGTTTATAATATCGTCGCAGATTTCCTCTGCCGTTTTTTGCTTTGTTTCATGTTTTTCTTCGCCGAAAACGTCGCTGTATGACGGGATTTCAAGATTCGCGCCGCCAAACGACGAAATAGCAAGCACCGTCATCCACGCCATATTAGCCATGTAGCAGCGTTTTGCTTCCTCCTGCGTTTCGTGCGCCAGAAGCACCCCCAGCGCGTGAACGTTTTGCGGGCGGTACTTGTACAGCACAGGGATTACATGATGCACCCCAGACGAAGCGCAAAGGTAAAAAAAGCAAACAGCGAATCGAGCGTGTCCTTGTCCATCATGGCGGCGGTTTCGGTGAAGTCCATTTCTGCGACTTCCTCCGCCGTCTTGCCGTGCATCGCGCCGAGAATGCCCATCGTTTCCTTGGGATGCTTGGCGTACAAAATCGGCAGCATCTTCATCAGGATGTCGCGCCCGACAATGTCGCCCTTGCTCTTTTCTTCCACAAAGGATTTCATTTCCTTGCTGTTGACCAGCTTGTCGATGTACGGAATGGCGTTCGCCATCTGCTCAAATGCGGTTGCGGTATTCATGCGTTTCCCTCCTCAAAATTCACGAAAGTGCGGCAGGGCGCGAACCCTGCCGCGTGTTGTTAGGCAGCAGGGTCGAAGAAAATGACCTCGCAGGGTGCATATCCGTCGGTTTCCAGCCCGTCCTGATGCGCTGTAAACTCAACAGGGATAGTACCTTCGCCCTTATCCGTCCACGTCAGCGTTGCGCCCGCCGTGTTCAGCGCGTTTTTGATGGCAATCAGCACATAGCCCTTCGAGGTGTCGCCAACCCAAACAAGGCTATCAATATAGTCCGCGTCCTTAATGTCGGTGCGAATCTTAATAGTGTGCTTCTTCTCCGTGTCCGTTACGTCGGCAGTGCCGAAAGAACGCTTAAGGTTGTCGGCATTGATTTCCAGCAGGGTAGTCGTTAGCTTGATAGTCCAGCCATCATTGACGCTGCTGCCTTTCCATTCCTCGCGCTTGCCGTCCGCCTCGATGCTTCGCGTGTTGGGCGTGCAGACGAACGTGCCGCCGCCGCGCGTTGCGCCAATCAGCGCAGAGCCGCTTGTCTTTTCGCGCTCCGTTTTCAGCAGCGCGCCCAGCGTCGCCGCGTCCGTGGCGGTGGAATAGTCAAAATTGGCGAGAAACATCCCGGCATTGAGCTGCAGATTCTCAAATGTACTTGCCCGAAGACCAGTCGTCATTTTTTTTACCTCCTGTTAGGTGTAGTAAGTCACGATTTCGTAGTAAATCCGCCCGTAACAGACGCTTTTGAGCGTCGTGTCCACTTCGAGGCGGAAAAAGTTGCTATTATTGCGGTATAGCGTGATAAAGCCATCGTCGCAATAGATTGCAGTTCCCTCCGGCGGAATGGCGCGGCGAACCTCGTCAAGGATTGCGGCGCGCTGCAAGTTGACGTTGCTGCCGTTTTCCGCCTGACAGCACAGCGTGCAAATCATTGTAGATTTTCCGAATGTGTCTCCCTCTTGCACCTGAAACGCAAAATAGGGAAAAGACGCTTCCTCCGGCACTGCATCCTCAACATACGCGGGAATTGGCTTGCCCTCGTAGGTGAAACTGTTCCAAAACTTGTATAGTTTCCGCTGCAAGTCAATCATGCCGTCACCACCTCCGCGTCCGCCTCCCGGAAGTGCATATCGCTCTGCTCCGGCGTTGTCATATCCCGCGCGTCGGACGTGATGCGGAAGACTTTGCCGTCGGAAATCCGCTTCACGCGGTCGTTCGGAAGCAGTTCCAGCATATCGGAAAACACGATGGTGAAAAGTTCGCGGATGCCGTTCTGGTATGCAATTCGGGCTTCTGTGCTGCTGTTGCGGATGAATCCAGCACGGAACGGCGCGCCGTCTGCCCATGTGACAACGATGCCGCCCATGCCGTCGGATTCCGTGCGCTTATCGACGATGCAAGCGTCATCCAGAAAATCACTCCACGCCATCAGCCCACCTCCGTGTACATGTGCCGATACGGGCGCAGCTTGTCCGCGAATGCCGCTTGCCACGTCACAACGCCGTTGCTGCCAGTCGCCCGCGAATAGCTGTAATGCCCGAACGATTCCGAGGTGTATGCCCCCGTTGGGTTTTTCGTCTCGTACTCCGCGCACTCTTTTGCAATCTCAACAAACGGGCGCGGCGGGTACAGAAACCACAACGTGCCGTCGAAAGTTTCCTCCCCGTCCGCATCCTCCATTGCGCCAGAAACAAGGCTGTGAACGCCGTCGTTCCGCGCGCTGCCGCTGATGTACACATAGGGAGAACCCACATCAGGGACGATTTTACCGCCCGCGATGCGAATCTCCCCCGCGTACTTGCAGCGCTCAAAAAAGTTGTTACACTCGCGCATTGCCATTTCCAGCGTCACAGCCATGTTTCCACCTCCATTAGGTCGCCGCCGTCACCGTCGCGCTGCCGGAGCGAATCACGCGGTAGTCGCTGGTGCATTCCGCAACCGTCACCTTCTGCCCGGTTGCAATCGCAAGGTCAGACGTGCCGTCCCAGTTGCTCCAAGTGCGCACATTCTGCCCATAGGTTGCAGTCGGCGCGGTCGTGCCAGCCTTCACCTTGTACAGGTTGGAGCTGGATTCCTTCGCGGGGCTGACAGTCAGCGTCGTGTTGCCCTTGCCTGTGCCAGCGGCAGAGGAAACCGTCAACTGTCCCGTCGCCGCGTCCGTGATGGTTGCAATCCAGATGCTCTGCGGATTAAAGATAACCGGCATAAACAAGCCGGATGCCCGCGTCCACAGAACAACGGGGTCATTCTCCACCCACTGCGACACCATCACATAGCGGTGCTGACCGGACTGGTTGACGTTAAGCCCGGTGTTCGCGGTGTTGACCGTTTCTTCCGGGGTCTGTCCCCACAGGCCCGCGCCGATGCGCGTCATGGCGCTGCCAGTGCCGAGGAACGTCATCTTGTTCTGCGGGAAATAGCGCTTCGTGGTGCGAATCGGTCGCCCGTCCGCGCCGATGCCGCCATCAATGGCGTACTGCAAATCGTTAGTGATAACGCGGTTGATGCCGTACTCCGTGGAAAGGAACGTATCCAGCGCGGCGTTGCTCACATATGCGCCCTCGCTCAACGTGCCGTTGATGCGCTTCTGGATTGCACGGTTTGCCCGCATCTGATTCCGCACTTTGCGACTTGTAACGATGGTGTCAACCGTTGTTCCCGCTTCCTGCGCGGTGTCAGACACAAACTGAATCTGCGCCGGGATGTCCGCGTCCTCGCTGAAATCGAACGTGAATCCCGTCTGTTCCGGCTTCACGCCGTAGTCGATGGTCAGGTCGAGGTCGTTCTCCTTGATGGTCATTTTGCCAGTCGCCAGAACCTCGTTCTTGGCAACCTTGGTGCGCGTCACAACTTGGTCGGCAAGCATGATGCCGTCACGGATAACGTAGTCGTACATTGCGTCATTCTGCACGCCGGAACGCAGCAGCGCACGCATACGCTCGGACTGGTTAATTTTTACCTTAATCAGTCCTTTCTCGATGCTGTGCGTGTCAACGGGAATACGGGTGGCGATGTTCGTCCGGCTATCGAAGCTGTGGAAGTCCGCCATCACGGGAAGCTGGTACTGGTTGGCAATCTCCTGCCACTTAGCCACAAGGTTCTCGCTGTATTCGTCGGGGAACAGCGCATCAACCGGGTCGTTCGGGCGGCTGACGTTAAACCCAACGTCCAGCCACTCCTCCTTGGGGATAAGACCGAAAATATTGTTCTCAAAAGACGGAATCTGCATAGTATTCTCCTTTCGTTAGTACGGGCGCACCGTCGTAGCTTCGGCGGCGATGAAGTAGAAGCCCTTTGCCGTCAGCGCACTCTTGGCGGTGCTGTTGATTTCGGCGGGGAGACGGCTCTCGTAAACCGTGCCGCGCGTTACGACGCTGCCGGGCATATCGCCGCTGGTAACGTCCACGTCCTCGTACACGATGCCGACGGCAGTTCCGTCATTTGCGGGGTAAATAGTCCCCATCTTGACGTACTTCGCGCCGTTTCCGGCGGTGGTAGCGCCCGACTGCTTAATCTGCTTGGTTTCGCGGATTGCGTCTTCCGCGTTTTCAAGAAAATAACCGGGCTGGTAAACAGTCCCGGTTGCCTTGCTGGTAAAACTCATTTGTTTGCTCCTTCCGGCGCAACTGCGCCATACATATCTTGCGCGTACTTCGCCGCCAGTGCTGCGGCGCGTCCGCTGCCGTGCGTGGCATTGCCGCCGCTCGGCGGGGTTGTGGTAGGTGTACCCTGCTGCTGCTGCGTGGAGAAAAGGTCGCCATACTCGCCCTTGAGCGCGTCAATCAGCTTGTCGCCGTCCTTGATTGCGCCCTTGTCATCGAGTTCGATGCCGTCCAGTCCGCGCTTTGCCATCACAAGGTCGGCAAGTTTTTCCTGCATCCCCTTGCTTGTCAGCAGCTTTCTTGCGGCGGTTGTCAACGTCGCGGTTTTTTTCTCCGTTTCCACCTGCTGCTTGTAGGCGTCGAACGCCTCCTGAATCTTCTGCGCGTCGCCGTCGCTCTTCTTCGCGTCGGCAAGCTGCCGCTTGAGCGTGTCGCGCTCCGTGGTCAGCGCTGCAATCTGCTTCGCCTGTTCCGCGTACTTATCACGCTCCGTCTTGATGTCGTTGATTGCGTCGCTGTGGGCTTCCACAATTGCGTCAATCGCTTCATCAGGCACATTCAGGGCTTTCAGGTTTTTTCGGGTGAGGATGTTCATGATTCAATCTCCTTTGCTTCGGGGCGCGGTGCTTTGCGCCTTTGATTGTTTGCGGAAATGCGGTGCTTTGCTTTTCCGCATATATGCAAACAGCGCACGGCTGTGCTTTGCCATGCGCTGATGTTGCTGTTATTAGTCCATATTCTGCTTGATTACGTCCGCCATGATGTCCACAAGGCGTTCCGCGTTTGCGGAATCTGCGAACGTGTCCGTCATGAACGGCCTGCCTGGTGTGTACCCTCCCGGCATGACGCGAAACTCGCCTTTGTCGCCCAGCTTGGGAAAGAAAACGGCGTGTCCCGCGTGCCCATCGTGTACATAATGCGCGTACTCGACGTTTGTGCCGATGGTTACTTCGTTGTTGTCGGGGTCGATGTCGGCGGTGATGCTTCTCGCCAGATTGCCAGTGTCGTAGACCTTATGCTCATAGCCTGTCACCATCTTCTCGCGCACCATGCCGACGGATTCTTGTGCAACCGCCAAAAGCCCAACAAACATCGCCTGTTCCAGCTTCTGATTGATTTCCGGCGTGTGGTCTACAAATCCGCTCATTCCTTTCCCTTCTTTCGGATGTTGCCGTCTGCGTCCACATACTCGGTGGACAGAATTACCTTTGGCATAATCATGCAGTAGCAATTGATTGTTTCCGCTGCGCTGCCGTTCGGGTCGCCCGGAAAGCGAATGTTGCTGTTCGGAAAACACTCGCCTTGCTTCGCCATCTTGCCATGTCGCGCCATGTGCGCCTCGCGGCTATTCTGGAATCGGCAGAACCACTTGTTGTAAACCGTTACGCCTTGGTCTGCGGCTTCTTGCGACGCGGCGTAACTCGCTTGGCTCTGTGAGCGCGTCCGCTCCGTCTGCGCCACGCGCCGCGCTTGCCACTCGCTCTGCCCTGTGATGTCGCTGATGCGGTTCATCAGTTTTTTTCTGTCCTCGCCAAGCGTGGAAGACAGCGCCAGCGCGTTTTGCAGCTTGTGGCGAATTTCGGTATTCTGCCCTAAATTCTTGTATGCCAGCTTTGTAAATGCTGTCTCGTTCGCGGCGAAAATCGCCTTGATTTCGCGTTTGTTGGGCTGCGCGAACGACACCTTTACACCCGCGCGGTCTGCTTGTGCCTCGATGACGGTTTGCGCCTCGCCTAAGCTGTCGGCGTACACGTCGCCCATCGTGTTCCGGATGTCGTCGGTTGCCCGTTTCCCTGCCTTGCAGATTTCCTCCATGATGACTTCTTCCACTCGGTATTGGCGGATAAGTTCGCGGACAAAACCCGCTTTCCACCGCTCTACCTTTTCCGGCGTGTCGTAGTACGCGGGCGGCTTTATCTTGCCTTCGTCCACTTGTTGCTTTTTGCGCAAGAAGTCTTTCAGGCGCTCCGTGGCGATGTCAAGCGCCTCTTGGTACATCGCCTTTATGCGCATTTGCAGCGCGGCTTCGCGCAAATCGTTGCGCTCCACGTCCGTCACGGCTTGCCCGTCTCCCCAGCGTCAAAAAATGCAAGCAGGATGCGCAAGACAAGTCGAACCGCTACAATCCACCAGCCGATGCACAAGAGCCAGTCCGGAACGATGACGTTATTCGCCGCCAGCACTTGAAGAATCACCATCAGATACAGCATCTTCTTCCTCCTCGTCTGTCTTCTGCATTGCCTGTTGCGCCATGCGGATGCCCAAAAGCGATTCTTCCTCCCCACGCTTGATGATGTCGTCGATTTCCTCCGACAGAATCATCGGGTTGAGTTTCAGGCGCGTTTCCTTGTCCAAATCGCCCTGCGCGGTGTATATGTTCTGGATGATTTCGCTCTCGTTGGCGATTGTCTGACGCTTGAAGCGGATTGTTTCCGTCTCAATGCCCAGAATCCGCAGCAGTTTCTGCACGAACTCAAAGCACTGCCATTCGTAGGCGTTTGCCTTCAAGTCCAGATTCGCCATGCTCGCCCGGATTGCAACATTCGTCAGACTTCCGCCCGTCAGCTCCGATACGTCCAGCGCCATATAATCGCGGTATAGCTGCCGTTCCAGCAGTTCCAGCGCAGTTTGACGCGCGGCATACGGAACTTCAAAGGTTTCCGGCGTTACTGTGCTGGATGACGTGCCATCAGAAATGTTCGCGATTGCTTTCAGTCTGTGAATCTGTTCCAGCATCAGCGCCACTTCGTCGAAGTTGCCCCCGAAATTATTCAGCACCCAGTAAACATCGTTCGCCTTTTCCAGATTGTTTCCGAAGTCGGAAAGAACGATGTCGTACAAGTCGATTTTTGAGCGAATCGCCAGCGTTAGCTCTGTCTGCTTCTTGTCGTTCGCGTACAGCGGCACAATCGGCAGTGCGCTGTAATTCTCCTCGGACACAAGGCGCTCGCCCGTGATGTCCCTCGCATATGTCCGCTTGTAGGCGCGTTTCTCCTGCGCCACCTCCAAATCAGAGGCATTTTCGCGCGTTTTGTAAACCGTCACGCCGTCCGGCTCGAATACACGCGCCATCAGCGGCTTGTCGTCGCCAATCTGCCAGAACTGCACTCCAACCATCGGTTCGCCCGTCAGCTCGTCCAGCAGCGCCACAAATCCGCTGTTTTTATCCGTGTACGCTCGCAGTATCTCAACGTGGTCGAGATTCCAGTATCCCCAACACACACCATGCACCAGCGCATACAGTCCGATTTTCGCAAGCGTCGTGTCGAACCCGATGCCTAACTTGCCCTTCATCGCGTCGTTTTCCAGCTCCACGCCGTTGCCCAGCAGATAATTAGCCTGCTGCATTGTAAAGCGGCGGAAAAAGTCGCTGTATATACGCTGTCCGGGGACTGCTTCCGTCGCCGTCCCCTTCTTCTTGACTGTTTTCCCGTCGGCGGTTTTTTGCTCCGATTCTGATGTGGTAGCTCGCAGCACGACTTTCGCGGAAACGGTATCGTTCCGTGCTTCGTAGTAGCGTTGCGCGATTCCTGCCTTGTCAAAGTCCTCGCTGTGTTTATATGCCCCGATAACCGCCAGCGTTGCCTTTGCTTTGTCCGGCTCGTTTTGCCAATCCTGCCATGTGATTTTTGTAAACATCTGTATCACCCCCCAACATATAAACTCGCGCCGCTCCTGTCGAGAATCCGGCAGCAGCACGCGGCACTGTCCGGCGCGTCATCGTGCTCCGCGTCCTCGGTGTAGTCCATAATCTGCGCGATATAGTCCCTGTCTGTGCCTTCCAAAAACACGATATTCCCCCACCACTTTTTGAGGTATGTGCTGATTTTCAGGTACTTGTTCATCTTCTCCGGGTATGCGCGTACTGCCATGTTTCGGCGGCGCAATTCCCGCGCCAAATAACCCTTGTCGCCGTTTGTCTCGCAGTAAATCGGGGCGCACATTAGGCGCTCCGTCTCCGATTGCAGCGCGTCCATCAGCGTGTCAACGTGCTTGCGCCACAAACGCCCATACAAGTACAGCGTGTCGCCGTCCCGCTTTGCGCACGTCAGCGCGGTGTAGTCCTCGCCGCCGTATGCAGCATCAACGTGCGCGATGCCGTCCCGTAACTTTTCCGCTTCCGGCGTGAACGTCGGCGGCGTGTCGAACAGCGCATTTTCGGCGGCAATGTGGCGCAGCTCATAGTTCGCAGCAAACAGAGACGGTGACATGGACTTCCGCAGTTCTTCCAGTTTCTCCGGCGCAATCAACCCGGTCGTGTAGCAGTCGTGCTTCTCCGGCGGCGCAACCAGCGTGAACGCATCCTCGATGTGCCACGGTGTGCCGATGAAGACGATTCGCCCGTCGCGTGTGACGATGTTTCGCAGCTCCTGTATAACGCCCTTGGTGCGCTCTCGTTCTGCGCGGCTGATGCGGTCGTTAAGGTTTACAACGTCGTCACACACAATCAAATCCGCGTGCTTGCCCGTCATGGACGAACCGCAGCCGATGCCGATTAGCTGGTCAGCGCCACGCGGCGAATCGTACACGCTCACCGTCATGCAGTTGCCGCCCGATTTCAGCAGCGTCACGTCCTGCTGCATGAGGATTTGCGCCATGTAGCAAAAAGCCTCGTTCGCGAATACCTTTTTCGCTTGCGCAATGCTCTCCACAACGTCGCTGTCGGTTTTCCGCATAAAAATTGCGTTTTTCCCGTGGTTAAGGACGCACCACATTGCAAGCGCCACGGAAAGGCAGGAAGACTTGTAGGACAGACGATGCGCTTGAAGCGTGTAGTCCTCTGCACCGAAGATGATATGCTGCATCCAGCGTCCGTGGAGTTCGTCCGTCAAGTCGCGGAATCCGCACATTCTGCCGACTGCGGCGGGATGGTATCGCCAGATGTTCCATACCTCTTCCCGCGTTAGCGTCGTCATTTTACTTCTCCCCGCGTCTCTTTCAGCAGCTTGTCAATGTCTGCTTTCGCGTCCTCGGACAACTGCGGCGCTTTGACGGTCACGGTGTCGCCGGGGTCTTCCCCGATAATCCGCATGATATACTGAAAAGCGGGTAAATTCCCGTCTGCTGCCATTTTGACGGTGCGTTTCACAAGCGCTTCTCGCAACGTCCCGCCATTTTGCAACGGCTCGTCAAGCAGATTGAGCATCAGCTCCTTGACGGTAAAATTTGCTTTGCGCGCCTGCGTTGCTTTTTCGTGCGCTTTCCTCGCGTCACTCGTCGCCCCGTCCTTCCCGCTCCCGAACCTTTTCCCCTTTTGCAGGTTTGCAAGGCTATTAGGATGAGTTCCTCTCGGCATTCATGTCACCTCTTGGGCTGCCTGCGGATTTCGCCTGTCTGCCGGTTGATGGTGTATGCTACTCGGCGCTGGTATGCGCCAGATGATTTCTTCGCCAAAGCCGAACCGTTCCTAAGCTTTCGCACTGAACCGCTTGCCATGTTTTATTCCCCCTTATGATTTTCGGTTTTGTGTAGTCGATTGTTTTATACTTGTCAATGAGATTGTCGAACGCTTCCCGGTAGAAGTTGAACAGCTCCTCGTTCTCCTCGAAGTCGAATTGCTCCAGGCAAGACGCGCTCCGCAAATTCGCGCTCCCCGTCAGCACATAATGATTTCCCTTGTGCGTTTCCATCAGCAGGATTTTCATGTGCGTGTTTGTGAACGCCACTTGCAATTTGTTGTCGATGTCCAGCTCCTCATATAAGTACGGTATTAAATCCGTTTTGTAGTGGCTGTAGAAGTAGCCGGACAGCATCAGATTGATTTTCTCCACATTTCGGAAAAGCAGCAGATTTTTGAAGCTGTCCACGTTGTTTTCGGAAAGCGATAACGTGGAACAGTAGATGGTTTTGAGGTCGATGCCGCGATACATCACAAGTGCTTCCGGCAAGTCGCCAAAAATGAAATTGCCCGGAACGATGCAAGTAGTCCGTGCGTTGCGTTCCAGACAAATTTTTGCGGCAAGGTCGCGTGCATACTGGAAATCTGCCTTGTTGTAAATTGCCGACTTTGCCATCTTGGGCTTTATGATGCGCGTCTGCTCTTCCTCGTCTACAAGGGAAAAATCAGCGACGGAGAAGTCTATGTCGTCGTCAAGTTCGATTGTGTCCGGGAAGTGGATTTCCGGGATGTCGAGGTTGAGGTCGTCGCTCATTTTTTCGCAACCCACCCGCAAAAATTCAGGTGTCGCCAAAACATCTGAATATTTGTAAATCCAGCGCCTTTCAAAAGCTCTTCATTCCATTCAGGTTTCAGGTTCACGAGAACGCCTCTTAAACTTCTGCGTTTTTCGATGATTTGTGTATCGGAATATCCATTCGCACGTTTTTGTGCATAGTAGCAGTCCGTCAGCAAATCGTCCATTTCCGCATCTTCTCCTTGTACTTTTTCAACAAGGATTATTGCTCCGCCTTTTTCCGTATGATTGTAAATTTTTTTTAGTAGCTGCTGACGTTCCTCGATTGGCACGAACTGCAATGACAAAACCAAAAGCGTCAAGTCAGCAATTGTTTGTGGGTATTGCTTGGTAATATCGCAACAATACGTCTGCATTGCTCCGCAGCTAATCCAGCCGGAATATTCCTTGTTCACTGCATCAATCATAGCATCACTATTATCAACAAGGAAACTCCGAATACGCGCTCCGTATTTCTGCAAAAACGGATAAATAGATAATCCGTTTGAACATCCAATATCAACAATATTTGATATTTTCCCATCTTTCCTAAGATATTTTTCGCCTACTGCAAATGTTAATTCGCGCATCTGTACATATCCCGGAATGGAGCGTTCAAGCATATTGGGAAAGCATTCCGCGACATCTCTTCCGAATTGCCATTTTTCCTTTGGAATAATATTGTCGATTTCGCTCATGGCTTTTCTCCTTTTATAATTTATCGAGAATGTTTTCTTTTATTGTTCTCGATATTTCGCGCATCATTATTGGCGGAACCATACGCCCAAGACGTTCCCATCGCTGCGCAAATGTTCCCGTTAAAACAAAATCGTCGGGTACGCTTGTTATTCTTTTCAGCTCCGCTATTGTAAATTTCCTATCTTCTGTCGGGTGACAACTTCCAGCTGCGCTGGCATTTCCGTGCATCTGACATATCGTCGAGCATGGCGCATATAGCGATTCTCTTATTAAATTAAAGTATGAACCATTTGCGACGGAAGCACCAGATATAGGTTTTTTTGGTTTCTCGGTATTTTTTTTAGTATCTCTCCCCATTTGTATTTATTCGCATCCTCGATAAGCTGCTTTATCTCTTTTTCATCGTTTGTAATATTTTTTAATGCGTTCCCAAGCGGCACAATATAATTATAGGGTTTGGGAAAGCAAGGCATAATTCCTATATCGTTTCTTACACCGACGACAATTATACGTTCGCGGCTTTGCGGAACACCTAAATATTTTGCATTGATTAGCTGCGCTTTTACTTTGTATCCGCACTGCTCCATGCACTTTATATATTCGCGGAAATATCCGATAGCCGTTCCTTTTACTATTCCTGAAACGTTTTCAGCTACAAATGTTTTGGGCTGTAATCCATTTAGAATTCTAATGTATTCAAGAAAAAGATTCTCTATCTGTTGACTTTTCCCGTCACTATATGCTCTTTTTTTTCCCCATCCCTTTTCGCGCTTTCCCGCTGTGGAAAATGCGCAGCACGGAGGCGACCCATCGAATAAGTCAAGCTCACCTTTTTTTAGTCCAGTCTGTTCAAGAATTTCCTCCGGCTTTATGTCTCGAATATCTCTTGTATCGAGATATGTGCCGTTATGATTGGCGCGATATGTTTTTTGAGCCTCTTCGACAAATTCATTTGCCCACAGAATTTTGTAACCCGCCATTCTATACCCAAGGCAAGAACCACCACCACCGGAGAATGTGCTTACTACATTATATCCATTCCACGGAATTTCATCTATTTCTTTCATAGAAGGAACGGAATAAATATTAGTTCCATTCATATCCGCACCTCGGACATTTATGCTTTACTTCTTCCTCCCCAGTAAATTCCTTAAATGTTTTCGGAGGCTCGTTTTCTTCGATGAAACTATTTAATGCACCGAAGCCGAACTCGCTCATATCAACATCAACGATTTCCGCCAGCTCTTGGTCAAGCGCCGTAAAGTCCCAGCCGCTGTCCATGTTGGTTTTGTTGTGCGCCAGTGTGTACGCCTTGCGCTCTTCCTTCGTCAGATGGTCAAGGCGGATGCACGGCACTGTCGGGATGCCGAGCTGCTTGCACGCTTCCAGCCGCCCGTGACCCTCGACAATCAGGTTTTCCTTGCCCCAGATGCCGATGGGGTCGTCCATGCCGAACCGCTTGATGCTTGCCTTGATTTCGTCGATTTGCTCCTGTGGATGCCGCTTTGCGTTTCTCGCGTATGGTTTCACGCGGTCAATCGGCAGCATACAATCCGTTTCGACGATTTTGATGCCGTTCCATTCAATCAACTGGTTTGCCCTCCTACTCCCAATCCTTTGATGATTTCCTTTTCTCGCTCGGACAGTGTGATGTACAGCGTTTCATCATTCACTGCTCTTTCTGCCGCTGCTCTTTCTGCCGCTGCCTTCTCCGATAGCAGGAAGTAAGACCCAAAAACGCTTTTCTTCGCGTTGTCGAGCGTTCTTGCAAAAACAACGTCCTTCTCGTCGAGCGTGAAGTATTGTCCTTTCGCGGAAAGCTGGTTGAGTTGCGCGGCGGTTGCGACTTGCGGCGGAAATTTCAGCTTGTCAAGTTGTTTTTTCTGCGCTTTGACGTTTTTCTCGTTTTCTGTTTTTATTCTGCGGTATAAGTCCGGCGCTGTCTCAACCAAATGCCCCCCCAAGTTTGTCACAAATGACGTGTTGACGTTTGCGCCGTTATGATAAGTCACTTGACCGCCGACGCATACGCAATGTAATCCGTTGTACGGCTTGAAACAAGCAGTTCCGGGTGCAAACAAGAAAAAGC